ACTACAAACTGATTGTTCCCATTCAGAAGGTGAATGGCGAAAAGATTGAATCCTTGACCATCAAGGAATCCTTTACCGGTCGCGATATCAGGGCTATCGGTAATGCCGGCGGGGAAGGTTCCGCCATGATTGCCCTGGTGGTTGCTGCCACTGGCCTTGGCGAAAATTCCGTGCTCAACATGGACGCCCGTGACGTCCGCGAAATTGGGGCAATGGCAAAGCCTTTTTTAGCCGGTGGCGAGGCTTAGGTTTCGACGACGGATTCGCTGTGCTTGCGGGCGTTTTCCATTGGCCCTATGACCAAATCATGGACATGGACGCAGAAGCGTTTGACTACAGCGTTAAACAAGCTCTGAAGTACCTGCAATGGAAAAATCAAAAGCCTAAAAAATGATTGTGTCTACATTAGAGGGATGATACCAAGCCGGGGGAGAAATCCTCCGGCTTTCTACGTTTGAACTCTTTCCGTCTTGGAAATAGTTCAATTTGGAGTATACTTCATTTGTAGTTTTACCAAAATTTTTACTAAAATGTTAAATTTTGTCACTTGAATAATGTATATTATGGACATGAGAAACGGAAAAATGACATGTGTTCGCAAAATGACCTCCAGGGAGATCCTTCTTGGACTGATTGTTCCGTTTATTCTTTTCTGGGGTGGCGTTTTAACTCCCGTTTTTATTGATTCTTTAATGGTGTGGGTTTGCTGCCTTGTGCCGTTCTATGGTTTTGTGATTATTTCTGACAATGTGTTGAGGGATCGTATAGATCGTGGAACTTTTGTTTTCTCTATTTTTTTAGGACTTTTGTCTTCTATTTTTTTGTTCTTGTTATTAATCCTATTCCCGTTTGAAAATGAGGTATATAGGATTGTTTGCAGAATTGGATTTATGAATATACTTCCGTCGATTTTTTTCTTGATTATGGGCGGTATTGATAATATTCGTTGGTTCGGATGCGGGTATCCAATCTTCATGAACAATAATTCTTTGTAAAAGATGGTTCATTTATAATCTTTTTTTGTGGCTGTAATCTATTATTTAGGTTATGGCCATTAACATATTAGCGCAATTAGGTTTTAGTTTTAGTCAGTCTTCTGTAAAAAATATTGTGCAGTCGACGACTGTTATTAAGGATTCGATATTAAACTTGGGTCCTGTTTTTAATGATCTGAAAGACAAGATTGATGATGCAAGTCATGTTACCAAATGGGTTGGTTTCGGTAATGCTATTTCTGGAGTTTTCGGTGGTGTAAAATCTATTGTTGGCTCTGTGGCTGGAGATTTCAAAAAAATATATGATTTTGTAGATGGTTATGCTCAAAAGGGTGATAAAGTTGCGAAGACGTCGCGTCTTGTTGGATTGTCCGTGAAGGATTATCAGGCGTTGTCTTCTGCGGCTGTTGACTCAGGAATGTCTATCGAATCGATGGACGCTTCGCTAAAGAAATTTGCAGTGAATCTAGGAAAAGCTAAGGCTGGCGACTCCAAAAGCTTTGAAATTTTTGATGCTGCTCTTGGTGGAAAAGAATTGTCTGCATACAAGTCTTCACGAGAAGTTTTACTTGCGATTGCTGACGGTTATAAGGCACTTAATGTTGAACAGAAGGCTTTTGTTTCATCTGGAATATTCGGGAAGTCTGGCATTCAAATGAGTGAGATTCTTTCTCAGGGTGGAGAGAGTTTGAAAAATTTCTTGGATGCATATGATAAAGGATTTGATGAAAAGGGTGCGTCAAACGCTGAGGCTTTCACTCATGAATTTCAAAAAATGAATGAAGAAATTGAACAGATAAAAATGTCTGTTGCGATGGATTTGTTTCCGGTTTTTAAGGATTTATTTACGACAATATCAGATATGCTTCATGGTGGTAGTGGCGATGAATTGAAAAGTCAGTTTAAGGGCTTAGGTGAGTCTGTTGGGAAGTTTGTAAAAGATTTGCTTCCTAGAATTCCCAAGATTTTGGAATCTATCATCACTATTATAGATATGATTAGTCCAGAGATGCTTGTAATTTTTGGTGCAGTATTAAAAATATTCCCGGTTATTCTTCAAATATTCACTAGTGTTGCGGCAATTAAGCCGTTGATTTCAATGATTGCCGTGAAAATAGGTGGTATTTTGGGTATGACTAGTGGTGCATTGGCTGCTTCTGTTGGTGGAATTCTTATCCTTTTTATTGAAATATTCTCTATTGTTAAGCAATTCTACGACAATTGGGATATGTGGTGCAGTTTTGTCAATAATGAATTGACGGATGCTGTAAATGGGTTCTTTAGTGATATATGGAATGGAATTAAGAAGGCAGGAAGTTTCTTGTATGACCTGTTCATCGAACCGTTCGTAAACTTTTTCAGTACCCTTCCTGCGATTGTTGCTCAGGCGTGGGAAGGATTTAAAAATGGTGTTGCAAGTGTTGGAAAGTTCATTTACGATTCTTTCTTTGGTGCCATTTCGGGCGCTATCAATGCCGCGAAGGTTCTGCTGAGTAGCCTCCCTCTTGTGGGTAGTCTGTTCTCGGGTTCCTCCGGAAGTGCGCCGAATTCCGTATCCTCTGTGGCGGCATCCGTCATCCAGCAGTCTTCCGTCACGACTACGAACAGATTCGCTGTAGACTTCGGAAACGTCCCCCAGGGAACAAAGATCACTCCGCCGTCCAGCGGTGACTTTGACTGGTCCCGTAGCTACACTCTTGCAGGAGGTGTATAATGAGTTCTTTCCGTTACGAATACGCTGACTCCTTGGAAAAAGTAAAGATCCAGACGGTGGCCGGTGAAGTTGAATGCGTTGGCGCATCCTACAATGGAGTCTCTTTTCTTGTCGAAGAGGCTACAGGTAATGGCGGGCGTAACATCGTTACGTCGGCATTGCCGTTTACAAACGAGCATGTAAACGAAGATACTGGCAAGCTTATCCGTCAGTATCCAATGAAGTTCTACCTAGTTGGTTCCGATGTTTCCAATAAGCTGGCGGACTTGGAAGAAGCCTTCAACAAAGAAGGTGCCTTTGACCTTGTGCATCCATACTATGGTAAATTCAAGGTCCGTTGCGGCCCGTATTCCGTCACGTTCTCCACTGCAGTCCAGGAATACGTTACCGGCGAAGTGACATTCATTCCGGAAGCGGATCCTAAAAAGGTTGCCCGTTCTGTGGTGGACCTGAAGGGTCAAGCCGCAATGAAGGCCCAGAAAGCGCTGGATGATTCAAGCGCACAATTTAAACAGAATTTCAACATTCTCAAAAAAGCGAGTTCCGTTGTAAAAAGTGTTTCCGGTGCCGTTAGTAAGGCTCTAGATGCAGTTGAGTCTGCTCGACAGACTCTTCGCGATGTCAAGGGATTTGTGAGTGAAATATCGAGGATTCGTTCGAACATCGGTTTACTACTTCAGACATCAGGCGATTTTGCAGCACGTTTTCAGGACTTGTTTACGATGACTGTTGAAACGTTCGGCGTTGATGGTGGGTTTGTTGACTATACGAACGAATCTTTGGCGCTGATGGGTAAAATCGAAATGGGCGACGGCGTACTTTATGCCGATGACATGTCAAGGATGATATCAAGGTTGTCCATTATGTCGGCTGCAGCTATGGCTACCCGTTCTGTTGTGAACTGCAACTTTTCTACTGCGGAAGACTTGCAAGATATGCACGACCGATTTGCCGAAGCATTTGAGGCTGCCCGCGACAAGATGGACTCCATCGATGACTATCTAGCTTTGTCCGATATGGAGGCCACGGCAATGAAGTATCTTCGGGATGAAGTCTCGAAGCTTCCTGTTGTTGTGGAAATGCCGTTAAATTCTTCGCGAGATGCTATCACTGCATGTTATGACTGTTATGGATCATTGGACCGCCTGGATGAAATCCTTGAAAGAAATGTTATTTCTGAACCGATGGTGATTACCCGCAAATCCTTGAAGGTTGTATCTGAATGATTGAAGTGTTTGCCAATGGAATGAAATTCAAGTATTGGACGGGTGTGAAAATATCCCGTTCGCTTGATCATATTGCTTCAGGTTTTAGCCTGAGTATAGTAGCTAGAGACTCCATCGGTAATACCGTGAAGCTTTTCCCTGGGGATTCTGTCGAAATCGCGCTCAATGGTACTACCGTTATCAAGGGTTATGTAGAAAAGTTTTCTACGTCTTTTTCTGCTGGTAGTCATGCTTTTTCCGTTTCGGGAAGCGAGTCTAGCTGTGATATTGCAGACTGCTGCGTCGATAATCCATTGGAGTGGTCCAACAAGACTCTTGACCAGATTATTAATGATATCTGCGGTAAGTTCGGTTTGACATTCTCGAATGTGATGGGCGTTGATGTGGGGAAGCCACTTAAAAAGTTCTCAGCAGATCCTGGAACGAAGGCTTTGGAAACTATATCGAAATTGTGCAAGGAACGCGGGATTATCCCATGTTCCAATGGCCTTGGACAGATTTATTTGCTTAAGCCTTCCGGATGTAAACGTGGACCGCAATTGAAACAGGGTGTAAACCTTGTAAGTGCGTCGGTAGATTTTTCGATTACGGACCGCTATTCTGCCTATTATGTCTATGGATCCGGAAAGGCTAAGTCGAAGGTCAAGGCGACCAAGACTGACCCGGATGTAGGCCGTTATCGCCCGCTAATTGTTGTGGATTCCAATGCGACACAAAAAGAAAGTGTAGAAGCCCGCGCTGATTGGGAATACTCCGTACGTAAAGCAAAATCCATGGGGTTCAAGTGTTCCGTTCGTGGATGGTCAAGCGAAAGCGGTTTGTGGGAACCTGGATTGATGTGCTCGTTTGAAGCTCCTGATTTGTGTGTAGATGAGCCTGTGGATCTTCTCCTGTCTTCTGTGGAGTATTCATGGGACGATAATGGTGAGGTAACCAACATTACACTTGTGTCTCCTGATGTATACACTCCGCAGCCAGAAACTAAAAAGGTTAAGACGAAGGCTCGCTCTCCTTGGGATTCCATCAAGAAGGCGGTAAAGGGATGAGTATAGAACACTTGCTGGAACCGGTATTCAATAGAATACGATTGATGATTGGACGATGCGTCGTTATTGCGACCAGGTACAATTCCGGAGACTTGGAATCAGATATTGAACTTGTCGCTGGCGAGCGGCGCCGTGATGTGGAATTTATCCAGCAATACGGATTTAGTTCACGCCCGAAGGGCAACGTCTCTGGCGTGGCGTTGTTTGTTGGCGGGTCCCGCGATAACGGTGTCGTGATTGCTACCAATGGCGATGACATTGGTGAGAAACTTGAAGAAGGCGAGGTTCTTGTACATTCGCCACATGGCCAGAAAATTCTACTGAAGTCTGACGGAAACATTGAAATTTCTTGTTCATTGGGCGGTAAGGTGCTTTGCAAGAATGATCTTATTGTGGATGGAAATATCCGTTCCAAGAAGGAAGTCTCGGCCATGTACACGGCAGATGGTGTTCCGTGTTTCAATCTTAGCCCGCATCCTCATGCATCTGCTGTTGGTCCTACAAGTGCGCCGACTCCTACTCCGCCGACTACGTAAAAAAAGATGGTCAAAAAATGCGTTTAAAATTTGCTCACGTTGTACTTTTATGACGTGAGCGATTTAGCATTGAAACGCCTTGAAGATGGGACGTATGATCTTGATTTTGAATCATACGATTTTCGTGTTACTGATGGGTTGGAAAATTCTGTAATACTATCGCTTGGTACTTTTTCTCGCGATAGTTCTCTTGATAACGTAAAGTGCAATATTAAACCGGCTAAAGGTGGCTGGTGGGCTGATTCACTTGAAGAAAATGGCGAACTTGGAAGCCGTCTTTACGAATCAATTCCAGGAAAGAGAATTGACGAGTCTGCTAAAGCTGCAGAAAAACTTGCTGCAGAAGCGCTTCAATGGATGATTGATGATGGAATTGCTTCGTCGGTGAACTGCACTGCTAATTTCGTTGAAAATGTGATTGTTATTAACATTTCTATTCGTAGGCCGGATGGTAACGAAAATACATTCGCATACGAAGTGAATTGGGAGGATACCAGTGGAATTTAAGTCATTGTCTGAACTTGTTCAGGTTGTTGAAAACCAAATGGCTACCGCTTTTTATGGCAGTGGTGGAGTTATTCGTAAGCGTGTTATCAATGTGTTAGCTTCTATCATTGGAGCGTCGTTGTACATGCTTACTCTTGTCGCAAAGAATATATGGAAAAACCGATTTGTAAAGACTTGTGATGTCGATAGCCTGGATGGGTTTGGAGCGGAATACTGCCTTCCTCATAAGCCGCCTGTATATGCGACAGGGTTCGTGAAGGTTTCTGTCGAAGGTTCTGGATCCGTTAATATTCCGGCCGGTACTTTTTTTGTTGATTCTGAAGTTACCAAGATGGAATATCAGACGATCGGAGACGAGTCAGTTGTGAATGGCTCTGAAATTAGAGTTGTTGCCGCAATCGCTGGAAGTGAAAGCAATATTTCTTCAGGAACAAAACTGCAGTTCCGTGACTCTACTCCTGATGGTGCATCTGATGAAGTTGAAGTTGTTGGAGACGGAATTGTTGGTGGAAGGTCTGTTGATGTTGTGATAGATGGCGAAACGCAACAATGGGGAGAGACTCCGGAAGAATACCGTTCGCGCCTTCAGAATCGTGTCCAGAATCCTCCGCAGGGAGGGTCTAAGAATGATTACAGGCAATGGGCTCTTCGTTTTAATTTCGTGAATGAAGCGTATGTTGTTCCGCACGTTCCGCATGTAAATTCGGTTGTTGTTGCTCTTGCGAATTTTGCGAACAAATCAAGTCCTGCTCTTACTGCTGATCAGGTTGAAGAAGTTAATGGTTATATAAATGCTGAAGACCGCAGGTACGTTACTGCTGATGTCCGTGTAATATCTGTCACTTCTGTTCCATTCAAGATCAATGCGACGGTTGCTCCTTATACTGATTCTGTTCGAGAGTCTGTAAATTCAGCTCTCGTTGCGGTTCTTAGGAAAATTGAGCCTGGAAGTGCTGCTGTAAGTTTTGATGATGTTCGTATTGAAGTACTTGCAAATTCTTCTGCAGAAAAATTTTTCATCGGTTCCGTTATCAAGGATGGTAGTTCTGTCAATGAATTTAAGATGGACCTGGATATTTCTGGTACGAACAAAAAAGCTGAAGTTGCCGATGTGAAACTTACTCTTGTCAACGGTGAAGTATGATTATTTACAGTGACAAGGTTGTTTCTTTTGAAAATTGCGATACCACTTTATGGGGTATCGGTTTTTCGTCAAATTGCAAGGTGAAATTTGATGGTTCTACAGACGTTAAATCACTTATTGACGTTGAAGATGGTCGATTGGTTTTTAAGGCTCCGAAAAGTACTGGGACGTATTCCTTGTATGTAGAAGACGAAAATGAGGTAAAGTCAAATTACATCTCATTAGTTGTTTTGCAGCGAAATCTTATGCCTGTGAATAAGATTGCTGAACGTGAAAAAAATGATTTTTCGCTGATGCTTAAAGGTCTTCTTCCTCGCGGATTCATGTGGAATTTTAAGTGGTCATCGGTTAATTCTGAAAAGACAAATTGGCAAAAGTTATTGGAGTCCATTGCGGCTGGAGTTTATGAAGTATGGCATGAAATGCTTATTCCTCTGGTAAAAAACTCTTCTCCTGCCATTACGGGTGCTTTGGTTGAATGGGAAAGCGAACTTGGTCTTCCGCGTAAGGGGATTCCGTACGAAGGAACTGATTCTCAGAAATTAAAAAAACGTTCTGATGAAGTGTTTAGAATTTCTCGAGGTCGTGGTGGATCTACAATTCCGTTAATCAAGAATATCATTGAACTTTTCGGCCTTGATGCCGAAGTGTATGAATATTTCAATTACCCGAATGTTTTTCCGCAGTGGGTAAAGAATCTAGGTGAAGATGCCTATATGTACTCCATGATAAAAATTACCGGTGGAGTATCTGTTACTGAATTCAATTGTGAATCCTGTTGTGATGATTACCTGTCTTTCTGGTGGAATCAAAATTTTGAAAACGCGATTGAATTTGACAAATTGGCCCACATTAAGTTCATCTTTGTTTATGAATAGGAGTTTTAAAAATGCATAAAATTGATACCAAAACTGCCGTTGATGGCGAATTCGTTGAAGGAAGTTCTTCTACAGGTCAGCAGTCTACCAAGCTGAATGCAAGATGGTTCAATACTGTCCAAAGGGAACTTGTTAACGCCGTGACTGGGGCTGGAATTGCACTCTCTGATTCAGATGATGGTCAATTATTGCGAGCAATTGCTCTCCTTGCTGTTAAATCAGTGTTGAACGGCAGTCATGAAAGTGATGGATTCTCTATTGTTGATGGACTGGGTAAACAACTTGATTTGGGTCCAGAAGCTGTTGGTGTACATGGAACTCAAAGTGGTACTGAAATTAACGATGGTTGTATCAAAATTTTAAACAAACAAGATGTCGTTGAAATTACGCCAAATCATGTTTTGATAAAGTCATTGGACGAATCATCTGATTATAGTTATGCAATTATAGAAAAAGGGCGTATTTCTGTTGGTAGCCGAAATACTGGGTCTGTTATTGTACCCGGTTCTATAATAATAAATAAAATCGATATTGGAAATTTATCTCTTGAAGTTGATTCAGATAATGAACGAACTATTGTTATTTCGGATTCAGATGGTAGTCAATCTAGATTCGGAAAAAATGTGAGTGGAACAGAAGCGTCTTTTATGAATCTTAATGTTAGCAGTAATGCTTCTATAAGTAGTTTGACTGCATTGTATGTTAAGGCTAATATGTTGAAAGGTGCTGTTGTCGTTGATAATGTTTATGAGTCGTCTAGTATGTTGCCTTTGCAAGCTGTTAAGGGGCAAATTGCAATTTGCAAGTCAGACGATGCTCGAGAATTTAATCTGTGGGTGTATAATAATGTTGCATGGAATAAGGTAGTTTTTTGAGGCTGTTATGGATTGGGAAAAAGAATTAGCAGATGGTTTGAAAAGTGCTGGAAAAGATAATCTTGGAACGGAGTCTGTTGATGAAGCAATGGAATCCATTGCGCGTCCCATTGCTTTGGCTATAAAACGTAATTCTAGTAATATTTTAATTGTTGGAACAGCAACATGTGATGAAATAAATGTTCTGGTCGGCATGTCTTCCGGAGATGTATGGGCCATCAAAGATTCTGGGATAATCAATAATCCGTATGGGATGTCTTTAGACGTTTCTGCAGGAGACTTGATAAGGTTTGATGGTGAAAAATGGGAATTGTTTTTTCATCTGGAACTTACGAATTATATCACTTCGGATGTATTTGATTATTTAGTAAAAACTTTGAGGGATGCAATCGAAATAAATTCTAATGGAATTGAATGCTTGGATGAAAGCCTTGGTTCGCACTTGAATGACTGTGATAATCCGCACGGAGTAACATCTGATCAGCTGAATGCTGTGTCTTATGGACTTGAACAGGAACTGGATGAAGCCCAACGTAAAATTGCACGTGATAATATCTCTGTTTACAGCAAAAAACAGATTGACGATTTCATAAAAAATTGGAGCGGCTACGTGGTCATCCCATACGGCTCATCCCTTCCCGCCGTCAAGGACGCGCAGCTAGGCAAGATTTACCTTGTTCAGAAGACAAACGATCCGGATATAAAAGACAAGTACGAGGAGTGGATTTCCGATGGGAATGCTTGGTCACTTATAGGCGACATGAGTATTGACCTTAGCGGTTATGTACGTTTTGACAACATAGCGGACTCTAGTACTTCTGGTGTTGTCAAGTCAAGTGATTCCGATGGAAAGGTATCCGTTGATTCCTCTGGTGTCATGAGCGTCAATGGGTGGGGTGACAAGGCCGACGATAGTGGCGTCGTACACAAGGCTGTCGGCTCGTCTACTGAAATCTCATGGCGCCCAATTTGCGCCCTTGATAGCAGTAATGACTCAATATACGACAATAACGCCGTGCTGTACAAGGATTCCTCTAATGGGTCAATTCTTCAACTCGGTTCCACTACGCAAGGCGTTGAAGCGTCTAGGGCCAACCGAGGAGAAATCCGTCTAGCCAACAAGACTGGTTACAAGGTAATTCTGTGCCCTAGTGACACTACGGCTTCAAGTGTATACATCACGTTTCCTACTACTGGTGGTACGCTTGCGCTTGATGGGGATGTTGTCCACAAGACTGGTGAAGAAGTTATTAGTGGCAAGAAGACGTTCAATAACGATGTCTATTTGACAAGCAACTTTCACGTAGCGACATCGGGTGGCCGAATTCTGTTTGATGCGATAGATGGTGTTGGCACTGGGTTCTGCGTACTTAAGCGATCAAGTCAGCAATCCGTACTTACTTTACCGGACGGTACACACACTCTTGCTACTACTGATGACCATGACAGCACAAAGCAGAATGTGCTGACGGCTGGTGAAAACATTTCCATAGATACCTTAAACTGCATATCAGCAACCGATACCACATACTCAGACATTACTACTGCCGAGAAGACCGAGATAGATACAAATATTGACAATGCATTGTCGTCGGAGATAATATAATGAGTTTATCTACAGATTCAAGAGTAAGTGCAAGCAGCCTTAGCGAAGTTATAGTCGCAGCAGTGACTAAGATTAAGAACTGGGCAACCGATTTGTTCGCAAGGCTTACTGGAGACAACACCTTCAGCGGTGGCAACACCTTCACTGGTGATTTCAAGGTAAAGAACGCTAACCAATATGGTACTAGCTTGATAAAGGTAGGCAAGAGCAATGGTACCGACACGGAGGCCATAAGTGTACGCTACAATCCCAACGGCCTGCGAGGTGTATGGGACGGATACAACAAAAACTGGGTTGTATATTGTGGAACTGACAATGTTCCAACTCTCAATGGTTTGTCCGACAAGGCCACGAATGATAGTGATGGAAACCAGATAAACACAACCTATCTGAAGAAGAACGCTGACTTGTCAAGCGGTGCCACAAAGT